TTAAAGATGCTGTTGATGACGAAGGGAACCCTGAGTACCAAGGTATCGACCAATCTAAACTTGTACCTCTCCTGACTAAAGCTCTTCAAGAAGCAGTCACTAAGATTGAAGCTCTTGAAGCACAGGTCGCAGGGATTTTACTTAATAACCAAGATGCACAATAAAGTCTTAAAGACTCACGGCTCCTGCAAGGTAGTAGTAGCTACCCAAGACCATGTCGAGAGCATCTATCCGTTTATGCGTAGAGCAGACCAGATAGAGATAGCCTGCATGGGTGGTGAGCCTCGTCAGTCTCTTCTGAGAGGCCTAGAAACCGATGATGTTACCCTTACAGCCTTGGATGCTGATGACGTTCCGTTCGCTATGTTCGGTGTAGGTCAGATAGCCAACCAAGCGTACATCTGGTGTCTTGGTACTGACGGTGTTTCCGACAACAGATATGACTTTATTAAAGCGTCCCGAGAGTGGACTCAACGTTTAACCAAGCCTTACAGCGCAGCCTTTAACTTCGTCCATCAGGATAACCATGATGCAATTAAGTGGCTCAAATTTTGTGGAGCCTCCTTTATTCGTAAACTTACCTTTAGTAATCAACCCTTCTTTGAATTCGTAATCCCTTCTAAATAATATGTGTCCCCCAGCAGTAATAGCAGCAGTAGCCCTTGGAACAGTCAGCGCAGGTCTTTCCATTCATGGGCAGAGACAGCAAGCAAAAACCCAAGCAAAGCTGCAAAGGAATGCGACTATCATGGAGCAGCAGCGCCACCTTCAGGAAATGACAGCTGTTCGGGCAGGGGAACGACAAGAAGCAATCGTTGCAGCACAGAAACGCCAACAAATCACAACGAAAGCCCGTGAAGCTCGTGCAACTGCTAGAGTCAGCGCAGGTGAAGCAGGTGTGTCTGGTCTCAGCGTGGACGCTCTAATTAACTCCTTTACACAGAATGAGGCGAAAGCGTTGTTCTCCATTACTCAGCAGGCGCAGATGAATAAAGAAAGTAGAGCGTTAGGAATAGAGAACTCAATACATACTTCCCGTTCTAACCTTCTTCGTATCAACAAACCTATTGAAAAACCTAATTATCTTGGCGCGGCTCTTGGAGGAGCGCAGACTGGTATGTCTATGCACACCTTTGGTAAAGAGTCAGGGTTCAACGATTATTTAAATAAGAAATTCTCATAAGATATGGCATCAAAAACAGTTACAATTAATACAGGACAGGGAGAGAGGAAGGAAACCAAGTTTGATTTAGAGCCTCTAAGCTTAAATTCCAGCGTTCAGCGGGGAGGTACTTGGAATGTCTTTGCCGCTGCTACCCCTAAGACGAATGCAGCCCTCCAACTTAGTGAGGCTCTCAAGAACCTTCCTAGTGTGGCTAAGCAGTATTCAGACATTCAACAAACTGCGGGGCAAGAACGGGCAGGACTAATCTCAGGTCAAAATGCTGAAGAAGAGTTAATCCGCCTACAGAAGGAAGAGCCTGATACCTTCCGTAACTTCATGAGTAATAAGGCGTACAAGGACTCCCTAATGGAGAAGCATATTAGAACCCAAATGGTTCCGAATACGCTCAAAAAATTAAGCAACTCTGCTAACGCTCGTTTATTCAAGACGCAGAAGGAGTTTGATGAAAACTCACAGACAATTCTTAGTTCTTCTTGGGACAGCTTTGCAGACTCAGTAGGAGAAGAGGTAGCCAACTCTGTTGAAGGGCGTACCATTTGGAACAATCTGACTGATGAAATGACAACAAATGCTCAGTTAGCTTACTTTGAGTCTCAAGACGCAGTGGCACTAGAGAACGATGTTGAAGCTTTAGAGCACAGGGTGTCGTCTCTTCTTTCCCCTACAGATATGGATGGTAATGCCCGAGACGTTAACGTGACCGACCTCTCCGAACTTACCTTGACAGCTATACCTGAGTTGGTGACTAAACACGGTCAAACACGGGCTCAGGCCACAGGATTACTACGTAAAATCATGGCAACAACCCTTGAGACGCAATTCCACAAAGGAAATAACTTACAGGTGCTGGACATGGCTGAGGCGCTTTTTAACACCAAGAGTGTGGATGGTGTGAGCATCTATGAGGATAATAGTGAATCAGCCCTTAAAATAAACAGAATCGTTAAAAGTGCCCGAAACGAAATTGAGAAGTTAGAAGACGAAGAAAACGATATTGAACAGAGCGTTATTAATGAATCCGTGGGGCTGGCTGTTAAAGCTATTGGTAACTTTAATAATGGACGGCGATGGGCATCGTTTACACCTAATAAACAGCAAATAACTTTACAGTACTTCCAAAGTCTTGACCCTACTTATACGATGGAAAAGCTACAAGAAAAGATGGCTCCTACAGACGAAACAGACGCGGGTGGAGGATTAGAGACTTTAAAGTTTATCCAAGACGATATTCTTGTAAATGGCAGTGATAGAGCACAATCCATTATTAAAAGGACGGTAACAGCTACCAATCGGGCTGTGAATATTGCTAATCAACTTAAGCCGCCACCATCAGCGGTCAGAGCTGAAAAAGACCAGCAAGCTCACGTAGATAGGCTTAAGTCGATTAAAATAAATGACCCTGACTATACATTAGAAATGTATCTCGAAGAGCATAATATACAATCCTTTACTGCTTTGGATACGGCTAATGAAAAATTACAAGGCGTTACAGATGTGATGCAGAGTTCTGTCTACAAAGGTATAGGAGATAGCGTCAGAGAAAACGTAGATTCCATTTTCTCCACTTTAGAGATTAATCAAAATCTAGGTAATGTCACTACGGCCAACGCAACCTTGATGATTGGTACAATGACCGAGCAAATACAGGCTGTCATGAAATTAGAGTCAGGGGACAAAACCCTACTTCCCGACGAATACCAGAAGCGTTTTGACGAGTTGCTTCTTAATGCTAAAAAATCTGCTGAATATATGCTGCGAGCAACCGAGGGTAGTGACATTCTAGGGGAGGACAAAAAGAAATTTGACCCAGCTACAGGACAACAAGAACTCACACATAATGTGAAGTATTCAGACAGTATGCACTTAATCAGCCCTAGTGTCTCTGAATATTTTATGGGGAGTCGGGGAGCCGTCGTACTTGCTGGAGAGACGCGGGAAGTGGAAGCCCCCTTTAAAACCAACGCATCCAGTTTTAAGGAAGTTAAAGAAGAGAGGAAGAATAAAGGCTTCGGGGTTTTTACCCTTTATAACACAGTTCAAGAGAAGTGGTCTACTGAAGAAGTTAACGCAGACCGCGCTGAAATGAGAAGCCGTATTCAGAAAGGTACTGACGAAAAGACTAACACAAGAGATTACAAAGATGCTTTAGGTTACTCCTTACACCTTCACGGAGGCGACTTTGTAGATAATCCGACACAAACACTGGATGATTTAGAAACAGCAGGACTAGATGCCTTAGATGTTAAACTATTTAAGGAACAGATTGAAATCAGAGAACTTGGTGAAACCATGTTTGACGCTGTTCAAAAACTCATTAGTCTTGAAAACTTAACCCAAGAAGAGACCCAGCTCCTCGATTATGGTCGTCGCCTCGGTCTAGTAGTAGACGGGGATTTATCCCTCGAAAACTTTTCTAGCCGCGAACATTTTTTCAGAACTGCTCAATATAATTTCTTTTAATAATATGGCTGAAACATTACAAGACTACTACGACAAGATGGGGCTAAAAGACCCTATGTCTCCAACACCTAGTGTTACGCCAGAGCAGCCTATGGCTAGCGAGACTCTAGACCCTGAACAACCTTACCGTTATCAGGGGGATACTGCACCTACGCATGAAGACGTTGAGCGTATTGCGCAAAGTAAATATAACATAAGTTCTCACAATGCCCTTATGGGTACGCTTGTGAGTGCAGGTGTTGAGATAGGTAGTGGTATTGGGGGAACCGTTTACGCCACGAAGATTGCTAATAAGTTGAAGTGGATTAATCGAGCCAAGAACGCAGCGTTGGCTGGGGTAGTTACGCCAGAACCGACATCTACCGTAGCAGGTCTTGTAGCTTTCGGAGCAACCGAAGCAGCTATTTGGGGTTTCTCTAACTTCCTTGGTCAGACTGCGCGTAAAAAATTCGGTATACAAGAGCATTACTCAGGTGGGGAAATGGTTGCAGCAGCTGTGTTTGGTACGGCAGCTGCGTCTGCACAAGCCACTAAGCTTATTGAGTTGGGACCAAGTTTGGCCAGCATGAAAGCTTGGAAAAGTGCGCCCATCGCCAGAGAAACAGGAAAAGCTTTTATATCGGGAGCCGCACTTGGTGTTGCGGAGTCCTTATTACGTCAGGAGATACAGCTTGTTCTAAACGAAAGGGAGAACCGAGACGTATTTGATTATATGTTCTCAGGGGTTGCTGGTGGCGGTTTCAACACTGTGTTCTCTGTGTTTGGACGTACAGGGGCTTGGGGACTTTATAAAGCCGCTGATAGTGCGGATAATGCTCGAAAGATTGCTGAACAGAAACTTGAGCAAGCCCATAAGATTACGAGCAGTAGAAAAAGAAACAAGGAAGTCAAAAAGTGGTCTGATGCTCTTCAAGTATTAGATGAAATCGAAACGTCCTTCCGTGGAGCAGGGGATGCTGAGATTGAGCTACGTAACAAAGCACCTGAGCCTGAGCATATTAATAACCCTACCGGAGACCACCGACAAGCTCCCAAGCTAGAACCTCTGGCTCCACCTACAGAACAACCTAAGTTTCCAGAAAATGGAGAGAGTACTACTGTAAATCGTGAGGGGGAAGCTCCCGAAATTGACAAAACAACTGCGACAACGCCAGAGACCGAAGCTCCTGAGAACCCCTTCGACAAAATGAGCTACAAGGAGCTACAAGCTGAAGCTAAGAAGCAAGGCATTAAAGCTAACCTAAAGAAAGAAGAGCTAAAGAAGCAGCTAGGGGCGAAGCCGCAAGAAACACCCTCAAAACCTCAGTCACCTACTGAAGAGGCAAAACCACAGCTTACCGTTAGACAGGAGCAAATTGAAAGGCTTAAAGAAAGGTTTGTAGCTATAAAAGGCGACCCACGCTTAGGAATTGATATGCCCCGTTTGGAAATGGACAGTAACCAACTTAAAACGGAGCTTAGTGATGACGTTGACTGGCGAGTTGAAGAACTGACAGCTAAGTATCAGAGAGGGGAAGAATTAGACCCAACTGAGTTTGATGACTTCTTAGAGCTTGTCTCCGATTTACGTTCCCTGAACGAAGTGGATAATGTTCTAAAGGCTGCATCGGGTAGAGGGGGCCAAGCGAACCGTACTGATGCAGAACGATTTGTTACGGACTCAGAAATTTCTATCCGTGCAATCCGTGAGGATGCCGCTTTGTATGATATGGAAGAAGCTTTCAAAAAGCTCAGGGCGGGGGATGATGTACCAGACTTAGAGAAACAACTTGAAGACATCTTGGGTGAGGTTGAAAACACTAAGCTTGAGAGTGAGGCGGTATTTGGCGGAAAGAAACTCAGTGATGAAGAACTAGAAAAACTAGGGATTACACGTGAGGAAATGGAAATACGCCAGAAAACACAAAAGCTTATCCCTGTGGCCATGAAAGCCCTTACCCGTCAGCTTAACACTGAACGTGCTAAGATGATGGAGGGCATGAAGACTGCGATGAATCAGACGCAGAAGGATGCCATGGCAAAAGAAGTCAAAAAGCGTTTGAAGGAGAATCCCCATATTCAATTGCTTGAAGAGCAGCTTAAATACTACAAAGCAGCTGATACAGAACTTAAACAGATTGAGAAAGGTCAGATAGAACTCGCGCGGCTTACTAACTTGGAAGCTGATGGAACGTTGGGACAACAACGAGCAGAGTTCACTAAAAAGCCCACATTCAAGAAAGAAGTTAACGTTCAAGTAGCAGAGCTAAGAAAACTTATAGCAGACTCTAAAGGACGTATGCGTTCTAAGGTTAAAGATATCGACCGCGCCCATAAAGAAATGGCGAAATTTGATTTGTTCATGTCGATGCAGTCTCATGCCATGAGAAACCTTGAGATGGACTCTAGTAATAAACTTATTCAATTTGGGCGTGACGTGCGAACAGCACGTAAGCTCGCACTTATTGACCAAATACCCTCAATCATGGCGGGTGTACCTACTGGTGTAGGACTGGCAATGAGGTCTGCTCTTCGGCCTTTTGTTATGGCTCCGATTGACTTTGCTCGGTTTGGGAAAGACCAAGGGACGGCCCTTGCGAAGGCAGAGTTTAAGGGAGTTGCGGAAGCTATTTTAAATTGGAGTGGAACGCTTACGTCTATGGGACGTACCTTTATGAAAGGACAGAGCGCGACCGACCAAGTCATGAGTAAATACTTGGAGGAATCCTCTAGTAAAGCTATTAGGATGGGGAATAACCCAACGATTTCTCGTGCAATGAAAACCGCCGAAGCGAGACTGAAAGGGAAAAAAGACCCAATGAACACCATCCTTGACTTCAAGAATGGAGGCGGGTGGGCGCTGCTTTCTCTAGGTGTACGTGGTATTTCAGCTGTGGACGATGGGTTCCGTCGTCAACTCCTACGTGGAAGATTAGACACAGCGGCGAGACGTAAAGCTATTCTGGAACAGCCAGATAATCCCTTAAAACAACAAGAAGCTTACGATGGGTACGTTAAGACAATGTGGAGAGACCAAGATGGCTTACAAGTACTAAACAACTACCGAGAGTACATTGATGATGTGAATGATATTAATCAAAATCTCTTGTTTGCTGCCCAACACGAAGACCCTAATATGTTCCATCAGAACATGGGTGAACAGTTAATTAAAGCTATTCAAAAGGAGGCTAAAGGGGACAGCACATTAGCGTATACTATTGATGCCTTTATGCCTTATATTTCTGTGCCACTACGCGGTGTTTATAGGGGAGCACGCTTTGCGGCTGCTCCTGCGGTAGCTCTTAGGTCTGTGACACCTATGAATCCTTATACTCAAAAGATTAAGGAAAGGGTAAGTAGAATAAATGAGGGACAAAACGCTTTACTAAAACTAGACCAATCAGACCCCTTATACAAGACAACAGCAGAACATGTTAAAAGGGCGCAAGACGAAATCATTACCTTAGAGCAGAGGCAGACTAAATACAGAGAGGACGCCTTGGTAGACGCGGCGTTTGGTATGGGTCTTACTTACCTCGGAGCGGAGGCAGCGGGGATGGGAGATGCGACTGGTTCCCTTAACTGGCTATCCGAAGACCAAAAAGAAAAGAATAAACTGAAACCTTTCCAACTCTTCGGGATGGATTATAGTGCAGCCGCACCTTGGGCTATCCCTATTGCTATTGGAGCAGATATTGCCGCTTATTTATCTGCACGTGAAGCAGGAATTCTAGAGGAACACCAGAGTATTCCTTGGATGATTAGTACTGCGGTAAAAGACATCACAGAGCAAACACCTATGTTTGAGGGCTTTAAGACCTTTAACGCTATCCTAGCGGGAGGTATGGATGCCAAAGCTCAACAAGTAGGACGCATGGCGGTAGGGTATATTCCTCTTCCAGCGCAGGTACGTAAGACAATTATGGCTGCGACCGAAGATGAAACTCTGGGAGACTTACGTGGAGGAACCTTTGGACAACGAACAGCTTATGCCTTCTTTGGAATTAAACCTGTAAACCGAAAGACTGACTATTTTGGTGAGGATGTCAAAAGCGGTAAGACGTGGGTTCAACACACTATAATCAGACAAGCGCCCCATAAAAACGAAGGCCTTAATTCAGAATTTGAACGGGTGTTGGCATCGGATGTTTATGATAACATCCAAGCTGTGCCTAGTTCGTTAGGACACCGCTTAAAGATGACATCCTTTATTGATGAAGAGGGTGTTACTCTTCAGTATGCTTTTGCACGACGCTTGCGTGAAAAACGTCTACCGTACAGAGGTAAAAAACGCACTCTACAGGACGCAGTTAATAAACTAATCAGTTCCAAGAAGTGGAGAAAAAAGCACGAAGAAGCTACCGTGAGTAAGTCTCTTATGTATACCAATGAAGGTCTTAGAGAACTTAATACACTGATGCAGGATTATTATAAAGCAGTCCGTGCAGACATCATTAAGGATGATGATTTCACTAAAAGGTTTGTCAACGCAAAGGATGAATTTCTATATGACTTAGTACGCCGCGAGGATTTGAAAGTCCTTGGTAATGTGACCCCACTTCGTGAACTTCTCCAAAAGAAATAATCAATAAACCTTTAACCCAAAATGACTCCCGAAAACCCTTATGTGACCCCGTTTATAGCTACCAGCGGAATCCTCGGAACACTAACCCTAGATAAAGTTAACACATCAGTTGCGATATGTGTTGGCTTCTTAACCATGGTGTATTTAGGCATCAAAATCTACAAGGAGATTACAAAGAAATGAGTGATAAAACAGACAAGCTATATAACCTTCAAGACCTTTTAATAAGTGAATTTATCCAGCGCATCGAAAGCGGGGAAGCGTCCCCAAGTGACCTTAACGCTGCCCGACAACTTTTAAAAGACAACAACATCCACGCTCAGGTTACTAATGAAAACCCATTAGGAAACCTAGTAGACATGCTTCCCTTCCAAGACGACTCTGAAAACATAGTAATTGCATCCAATGGCCAGAAATTATAAAAAAGAATACGAAAACTACCACGCAAAGCCCGAACAACGAGCGCGACGTTCCAGTAGGAACAAAGCACGTAGGTTGGCTATTAAGAAACACGGTAAGGCGGCTCTAGCGGGAAAAGATGTTGACCACAAAGACCGCAATCCGCATAACAACTCCCGTAGTAACCTACGTATCCAGAGTAAATCTGCGAATCGTAGTCGCAATAAGTAGCGTATGAACGAACTCAAAGACTTTAGGAACTTCTTGTTCCTTATTTGGAAGCACCTAAACCTTCCGAAACCAACACCCATCCAGTATAACATTGCTGACTTCATGCAAGGTGATGATAAACGTGTCATCATTCAGGCGTTCCGTGGGGTTGGTAAGTCGTGGATTTGTTCTGCCTATGTGGTACACCAGCTACTCCTGAACCCTTCGTTAAACTTCCTAGTGGTCTCTGCGAGTAAAACACGTTCTGATGACTTCAGTACGTTCACCTTGCGTCTTATTCACGAGGTTCCCTTTCTGGCTCACCTGAAGCCCAACGACAAACAAAGGTTCAGTAAGATATCCTTTGACGTAGGCCCAGCACCAGCCAGCCACGCTCCGTCAGTGAAATCGTTGGGTATCACTTCACAGTTAACAGGTAGCCGTTCTGATATCATCATTGCGGATGACATTGAGGTAGCGAACAACTCAGCTACGCAGACCATGCGTGAAAAGCTGAGCGAACAAGTAAAAGAGTTTGACGCTATCCTTAAGCCAGAGGATTCCTCTAAGATTATATTCCTAGGTACACCTCAGACTGAGGACAGTATCTACACAAAGCTACAAGAAAGGGGCTACAGAGCCCGTATATGGCCTGCTAAGTATGTCACCCCTCAGACGAACGAAAAGACCTATAACGAGGCTGTGAAGGGCATCTGTGTGGACGCTGAGAAGGAAGGCAAAGCTACCGAACCGACACGGTTCTCAGATATTGACCTGTTAGAACGAGAAATGTCGTATGGTCGCTCTGGATTTGCAATGCAATTCATGCTCGATACACGCCTGAGTGACACCGACAGACACCCGTTGAAACTTAATGACCTGATTGTAGCGGATATCGACAACGAGGTAGGCCCAGAGAAACTTGTGTGGGCCCAAGCTCCTGACCTTGTGTGGGACGGGAGTGTACCTAATGTGGGTTTCAGCGGAGACAGATACCACCGACCATTTAAGGCTGTTGGAGAACACATACCGTACACAGGGAGTGTTCTTGCTATTGACCCAAGTGGACGCGGTAAAGATGAAACGGGATATGCGGTGGTAAAGATGCTTAACGGTATGTTGTTCGTTCCCGAGGCGGGAGGCCTACAAGGAGGATACAGCGAGGAAACCTTGAAGTCCCTAGCCATGATTGCAAAGAACCATCAGGTTAACTACATCATCGTGGAAAGTAACTTCGGGGACGGAATGTTCAACGAAATCTTTAAACCCATACTCCAAAAGGTACACCCTTGCTCTATTGAAGAGGTCAGACACAACATACAAAAGGAAAAACGTATTATTGATTGTTTGGAACCTGTAATGAACCAACACAGGCTCATTATCTCTCCAGAGGTCATCAGAAAGGACTATGAGACTGCTCAAGGGTATCCACCAGAGTTACAACTCAGATACCAACTGATGTACCAAATGTCCCGTATTACCAGAGAAAGAGGGGCTATTACACATGATGACCGCTTAGATGCCCTGAGTATCGCTGTGAATTACTGGACGGAACAAATGGCTCAAGATGCAGAGAACAATATAGCAACCAGAAAAGAAGACTTACTTAAGGTAGAACTACAAGCCTTTGCTGATGCCTACTACAGGCGCTCTACAGGGTCTTCAGAGGGGGCTCTAACGTGGGTCTAAAGGTGTACTAAAGGTGTACTAAAGGTGTACGAACAGTGCGAACAATGAGGGGAGAACAACAACCAACAACCAATCTAGGACTAATATGGGGAAATAGACTACTTAGAGTGTACTTAGAGTATACTTAGAGTATTAGGTTTTATAGGTTATCGGTGGTTGTCTACACTTAGAGTAAGATATAATAGTTAAACCACTAGAACACTAAATGTATACTCTTAGTGTTACGCCTATGGCTTCAAGTTTAACTCTGTTCCAAAACCCGTCAAGCTTAAAATAAAAAGGTGTTTTGGTTGTTGACCTATTTCCCCTACCTTCCTTTATTAATTGTAGTTAATTTTGTTACGTGTATGTGTGTTATACGTGTGTGTGTGTGAAGGTCACTTCTGGGAGTTCTCGGGGGTGGCCTTCTTTCCCTTTTCACCCCTTATCAAACACCCTACGCCTCTCAAGTGCGATGCGCAATTTAGGGTGTCCCTTTAACATACGCGCCGTGCCTCTTGTAATAATGCACATAAAGAGCGCGTCTTTTTCTGTACGCCCCTTGTTCTCCCTCTCCAACCCTCAGCGGCTGTGACGGAGCTTGGGGTCTCTTGCCAGTAAACCTTTTTGTTGGCCTCAACAAATTGGTATGTAAGTGTTTATGTGAGTTATGAGGTGAGAAATATAGGGTAGTTTTTCTCACTTATCTTGTCAGAAAAACAGGGTAGTATTTCGGACGAGCATGACCCCCGTTCGGGTGTTTGTAACCAATGATACCTCTCGGGAAACAACTGGTACTTTTGATAAAAAAATGTGAGACGGTATACGTTGTGATAGTCGACTCACTTTCCCCCCGTTACCCTAACGGTTTCTGACTTGGGCGGTCGAAAGCTCCGGCGGTGCCGTTGTCACTCAATTGTCACTCGTTAGCTCCGAGACCTTTAAACTAACGAGATGCAACAGAGTAGATATCCGTTGCCACTTGAAAAGCGTTAGGAAAACCCAGTTATTATTCATGACAATTCTAACGGTCGAAAGCTCCGCCTTGGTTTGCTTTGCCTATGTTTTCGTTTGTTAGCGTTTTTTCTCCAACACTCAGTAAACAACCGTTACCCAAGCATTTCCCGAATAAGGTCTTTAACCTATATCGGTCTTTAAGGTGTTTACCCTAGCAAAT